TCAATTACTACTGATTTCAGATAAGCATTCCAACAGGAATTTATGAAATCATAAACAGCGTTTGCCAATTCAATGTCAACACGTGTTGTATATTCCAATACTTCACCATTAGTTAGTGATATTAACACATTGCAAATACCATCATTTTGTTCTATTAGTGTAATATTAGAAATATCAGAAATTGCAACTTTTAGTTTTGAATATTTGCTTTCATGTTGCTCTAAATATTCCGTTTTAAGTCTCCAATATTCAATAATTAAAAAGTAACCTAGTTTTGATTGAAGTGAAATGTTAAATTTGACTAATTCATTTTCAAATGTTTTCATTGTTTACCTCCTAAGGTAAAAATCTTCTCAACGTGTGGGTATTTTTCTCTAATATAATAATTTAATCGTTGGTCATGTTGATTTAGAAGAATATTTTTTTTTCTTTGGTACGTGAGATCGTCTACAAAATCAATAACTTTTAGTTCTTCTTTTGATTCATGAAGCCTTAATCCTCTTCCAATTGTTTGCAGAACTTGAATTTTTGATTTACCGCCAAATGGCATAATTATATTGTGAATTCGGTGTATGTCAATTCCTGTTGAGAAACATTGAGAACTAGCAAAAAGAATGTGATAATTATCTCTTTCCATTTCATTACGCACCCATTCTCTATCGTCTGCTTTCATTTTTCCATCTAAATATAATACTTTCTTTTTTCCTTCCATTGCCTTAGAAACTTTATTGTATAATCCCTCTCCATATTCAATTCGATTAAACACAAATAATACGTTTTTAGATAGTTTGCAGATAAAGTCGGCAATGAAATTATTTCTTTTTGTTGAGGAAAGAACAAATTTTAATTCATCGTTATAATTCAATTTGCAGGCATGCACCATTAGTCTATCTTCATTTGGGTATTTAAGGACAATATTATATATTTTGAGTGGGGCAAGTATTTTCCTTTCTATTAATTCATGTGCTTTTGACACTTGAATTATTTTCCAGAATAATCCTTTTAGAATTGAATGATGCACTTTGATATCATCTAGTGTTCCAGTAGTCCCTAATCTGAAAACCGCATTTGACGAATGCTCCGTTATTTTTGTTAAAGATTTTGCTTTAGCATGATGTACTTCATCTATAATTAATACTTTGAATTTTTTAAAATATGAATGGTGAAGATTATAAATACTTTGCCAAGTTGATAGATATATTGTTTTGTCTGAATCTTTTTCTTTTCCAGAATATATCATGTGAACATTTTGTGATATTGTTTTGTCGTTGGTGTCCTGTTCATACTCAATGAAATTGTTATAGGTTTGGCGAATTAACCCTAACTTGGGGACCACTATTAAAATTTTGTCATCTGGTTTTAAAATAAATAATCTTAGATATTTCAAGTAAAGGTAAATCAAATAAGATTTACCTGACCCCGTTGCAGAAATAATTATTGCTTTTTGATATACTATTGGGAGATAGATCCCATATTCCTGAAAATCATGTGGAATTGTTTTTAAATTTAGACTTTTTATCCATTTTTGAATTTCATCCAATTTTATATTTAATTTTGAAAATTTTAATTTTTCAGATATAGTATAATCGATGCCTTTTAATTTAAATAGCTCTTCTAATTTTTCTAAAAGACCAATATGTAACTGCTTATTGTTTGCATCAAATAAATAAATTTTTCCATCCCAGGTTTTTTCAATATATTCTTTACTAAAAATATAATTTGGGGCAAAAAATGAAAAACTATAATAAATTAATTTTAATATTTTTACGTCTTCAGTTTCAACCTTCATCCAAATTTCGTCTTTTTTTTCCAGTTTTACCGTCATTGAACCCCTTCTGTAAATTTTCTCCAGTCGATTGCATTTTTAATTGCCCACGCTCTATCACGAAAATTTTGAATCACTTCTTTTAGGTAATTTAAAACAACATCAACATTTTCAACTTTTTCTTTTTCTGATATAAGATCTGAATCTTTCAATAGTAAACTTTTTAATTCTGCTGCATTTTCTGGAATAAATTTATAATCGTGTTTATAATATAGCATTTTTTCACCGTGCAATTTATCATATTCTCGTTGTGTCGCTGATAACTTCTTCATCGTATTAAAATATAAATCAAGATACTTTTGAATCAACATTACATTGTTCATTGATTCTTCGTCTAATCGGGTTTTGTCGATACGCAATTCTTTATTGATTTGAGTTTGTAATTCATTTATTGTCATATATCTTTTTCCTACATTATATTATAAAATAAAAAGTATGTTAGTTTAGATTTATTTTTTTAACCACTTACCATTTTGTAAAACATAATTTTTACGTTCGTCTTTTTCCCATGTATTTGGTGGGGATATATGCGTGTTACCAGTTGCATCTTTGCCTGTTTTCCATGTTCCTTTTTCCCAAAGGCCATTTTTCCATACGCCGCTTATCCATGTTCCATTTTCCCACCATCCATTTTCCCATATTCCATTTTTCCACACTCCATTCCTAAAATTACCATTTAACCAGTGACCATTCAGCCATGTTCCATTTTCCCACCATCCGCCATGCCACACACCTTTTTCCCATGTACCACTTTTCCATCTAAATTCAGCAAATTCAGCAAGTTCATTTGGGTCAAAATCGATAACTGCATCTTTTATTTTTATTGAATTATTCAAAAGGCCGTCAAAAAACCACAATACAGGTTTTTGAATTTTTTCGGCATGTGTTATTTTTTTTATTCCATATTTAGTTGGATTTTTTATAATATCATCATATTTACTTATATCAATTACTTTAATTTTTTTAGCTACATTGAGACTTAAATCTTCTTGTTTAAAAAGTTGTTTAAATTTTTTCATTTTTTTTATCCTATTGAAAAGTCAATTGGTTCTGAAAATCTCTCGGTTAATTCTAATTCATATTTTTCTTTTTCAGCCAAAGCACGCTCAAGTTTTGCTTCCATATTTAAAACCGCTCCATTGCCGGTCAATGGGACATTTATGAATTTTGTCAAATTCATCGCCCACTGTATCTCAATAAGGGTGGTATAGTATTTCTTTAACCAATCATCATCAAAAATGTATTGATATGCTGCATCAGCCGAATCATTCATTCTGTAGGTTTTTAAAGCGCATATGCCATTATAATCTGGAGGTGGGTAAAAATTTATTGTTCTTTCAACTTGATTAAAAATAAATCCATTCTGAGTTATTACCATTTGATCAATCAATTTTAGTTTGTATAGAAGCATTTCATACCCAACTAAATCTCTTTCACCTACCCATGTTCGTTGTTGCATAAAATCCCAAGTTAAATCAAAACTTGGTTCATTTAAAACGTGGGTAACATTAGGGATAATTGCAATAATATCTAAAACATTTTCATCTTCAATATCATATTTTGGTTCATCAACCTCAACTTCTAACAATAAATGATATTGTTCATACCCATGATTGTGGTATTTTCCAAACATTTGAAGGGCGTCATCTAATCGGTCTTGTAATTGAGTAGTAGTTACATCAACACTTACAACTCCTTCGCCTAATTTTCTTAAGGCATATTCTTTTAATTGTGAAGCACTAGTAATTCTATTCATTCTTTTTGCCTTTCTTTTTAGGTTTTTCTAATTTATCTGAATTTAACACTTCCATTATTTTAATTTCTTCTTTTATTTTCAATATTTCACTTTTTAAGTGTTCGCATTCTTTATTCTTTTTATCTAGATTACGTTGTGTTTTTTCTGAATCGTCTCGTAGTTCTTCCATTTTTGTAGATAGATTTCTAATTTCTGATTTTAATTCTTCTATTATATTATCGCGGGGGTCAATTTGTGGAGACACTTCTTGCGCCGAATCTTCTTTATCATTCCCTATAAATTCTAATAATGGGTGTTCTATTTTTGGCAAATGTGAATTTAATCCTGGTGGTATTCGATAAGATGTATCCCCAACAACAATATTTATTATTCCTGACTTATTAAAATATTTCATTATTCCTCCAATTTAATATCAAAATTTGTGTATTGTAACGACATGTCACAAGTCAAAGCCTCCCAATCTGTAGCACGAAATGAAAAAGGCAATTCACTAATTGAATCTGGAAAACAATCATAAAAAGTATATGTTACTGACGTTTGGGAATTTTTCATATTTGTATAAAATTTTAAGATGGCATTGGCATATAGTGAATCATTCAATGTTTTCAATTCTTCTATATTTTGTTCTTGAGCCGATTCATCTAACAAAGATAATTCTTTTAAAGCTAATATCCATTTTACTATTTTTATATAGTTGTCCAATTTTTCATCTACCAAAAAAGTTATAGGTATTGGTGATAAATCTAATGAAGTACCTGCTCTTTTGACTGGTACGATTGGAGTTGCTAATTCTAAAACTCCTAGTGTTAAAGATGGTAAAGAAAAATCGGTCAAGTTGTAAATTAAATCAGGAAATTTATCAATATACAAAATTGCATTTTGAGTCTCTGATAAATTGAATGTTAAATTTCTTGCTTCTTGGGCCATCAGGGGGTCTCCTCCGATGTGTCATCCGACTGAGCGACTTCATTTTCTTTTACTTCATCTTTTTCTGTTTTCTCTTTTTCTTTCATTGCTTGTTTAAGTTTTGCTTGTTTATCTTTCCAATCTTCTTCAGACATTTTTAATACTTGTGTTGCTACTTCGTCAACAGTAAAAAATTTTCCAATATATGGTTCTACTTTAAGAAGCAAATCTAATCTACTATTCATTAGTTCTGTTTCTTTTATTTCTTTGTAATAATTATCTTCTGTAAAATCATAAAGAATATCATTTTCAATTTTTTTATATTCGGCCGGTGTCATTATATTTTTTAAAGACAGTTGTCTTTTTAAAAGTTCAGTAAATACTTGTGAGAATTTTTTACGACGACGGCCTATCATTTTATTAAAAGCAATTTCAGTTCTGTCTAATTCTTGTAACCTCATAGGAAAGAGAGATTTTTCTTTTCCTGAGGTATCTCTTCTACTTTCTGGAATTTTTAATGCTCTCCATACTTTATTTACAAAGTAGTATAAATCATCTAGTTCACTTAATTGTTTTCCACCTTCCAATATTTCAACTTTTGTTCCACTTCCATTTGAATTGACGGGAAACCAAAAATCTTGAGTCATTCCAATTATATTGTACTTATTAGAAAATAACCCAGTTGTAGTATCATAAATCATTTGGTTTTTATGTTTATTTATTAATTTCTGA